ACTGGACATGGAGATAAGAATCCTTGGATAAAAGCAAGACGGCATTTGATACAATCAATTCCCGGTTGGTGGCGAGATCTTCCGACATTTAAGCTAGGTTGGGACATCTATCATATGGCAGACGCTATGGACTATGAATGCCATGTATTGACAAAAGGCCCATACAAATACGAACAAGCATGGACTGAAAAAGTTCAGTGTATCCGTAAGTGGTTCGGAGAAAAAGTAGATATAGATATCGTAGGCAAAGACAAAAAGCACCGATATGGGCGAGTGCTTGTCGATGATTATCCGCCTTATGTCTTAGGTTGGCTAGAACACCGACCAAGAGGCTTGGCAATTATGCCTGCACATTCATACAATGAAAATGTGAATCATCCAAATTTGATAAGATATGATGGCTTTAATGCGGAAAGTGTTCAATCTGCTTTACGTGCGGCTAAAACTAGAAATCGAGGCGAACATTGGAAAGATTATCTTTGAAAGAAAGGCATTTATGCGACTCCCTTTTTTGTTCTATTTTGTAAGTTCTATTTTGATTCTTGGGCTTCTTTCAGGAGCCTCTTATCACACGACTGAATATTTACAGTTTCGTAAACAAGATAAAGAGGTCAACGTAAGTGGAGAGACTCAAGTAACTCCTGACTACGTTTTAGCTTCAGTCTTAATTTTGAATGGAAAAACTCAAGGGTCTGGCACAATTATATCACAGGGAGAAAAATGGTCTCTATTGTTAACTGCTGCTCACAACTTTACTGGTAAAATTGGTGGTAAATTTTGGGTGTACTATCCTGACGGGAGTTACACAGAAGGGACGCTTATTGCATACGATGAGTCTAAAGATCTTGCTTTAGGTGCTGTAAACAGCAAAACAATTATTTCTCATACCTATATCCCTACGAAATTCGACCAAAATATGAACAATCTTTTTGGTGTGGGATATGCTGGCACCAAAGGCCCTTATCTAAAAGAACTTGTATACGAAGGCTCGTATTATAATGCTCAAAGCAAGTACCGTTGGAGCCTGAATGTCTCAAAAGGCACGTTATGGGATGGAGACAGTGGTGGAGGAGTGTTTATTGACGGGGCTCTAATTGGAGTCACTAGTCAAAGAAATGCAACTGTACAAATTGGACCTGATGCTTATGCAAAGAAACTGTATGCTATTTCGCACAGCGAAATCTTAGATTTTCTTAAAGAAAATGCTTTTGACAAAAAGGAATGCGGAGATTATCTCAAGCCACCACCATCAAAGACGAATGACAAAAGACCTCCGCTTTGGAAGCCTAGTCCAAATATCCCCATTTACATAAAATCTGCTCAAGACAAACAAATTGAAGCTCTACAGAATGAAGTTGCTAGCATCAAAATTCAATTAAATGATTTGATTCAAAGCAAAACCTCAATAGAGCCTTCGCCTGTTGAGCGTGAGATTTTAAAAGGCAATGATCTTTTGAAAAAACCATCAGATATTCTGGATAAAGAATAATATTTGTAGCTCTCTATCTATCTTTAATGCGAGGAGAGCCCTATGGGAATTATAATAAAAACTGAAGAACAAATTGATGGCATCCGTAAGGCTTGTCAGCTTGCTACTGACGCTTTGGAGCATGGCGAGCAGTTCATTAAACCGGGAGTCACTACTGATTTCATTAACCAAGAGATTGAAGCTTACATCCGCAAATACGGAGGCATTCCTGCTCCTCTTGGTTATCATGGTTACCCAAAGGCTGTTTGTACAAGCCTCAATGAAGTTATTTGTCACGGTATTCCCAAGGCTGAAGATGTGCTTAAAGAAGGCGACATAATAAAAGTTGACGTATCTACCATTGTTGATGGTTACTACGGCGATACATGCAAAACCTTCCCTGTTGGCACCGTTTCAGAAGATGCTATGCGACTATTGTCGGTTGCCAAGGACTGCCTTGACATAGGCATATCCCAAGTAAGACCAGATAATGAATTTGGATTGATTGGCAAATCAATCGCATCATATGCAACATCTAGAGGCTATGGAGTTGTGTATCAATTTGTAGGACATGGAGTTGGTCTCAAATTTCATGAAGAACCCCAAGTAAACTACAGTGGCATTCCATATGATTCAAGAAAAATGAAACCGGGCATGATATTCACAATTGAGCCTATGATTAATCAAGGATTAGCAGAAGCTGTAATTGACAAAGTCGATAAATGGACGGCAAGAACTGTTGATGGGAAGTTATCTGCACAATTTGAACACACAGTTTTGGTGACGCCCTATGGAACAGAAGTTCTCACGAGATGAGTATATAATATGCTTAGTTCCAGAAACATCTCGCTTTAAATATATCTCATTAACTTGATTTAAGTTGAGATCAGCGGCAGTAGAGATGCAAAGCTGACCTAAGTTTAATTTAATACTGCCGCTTTATGAGACCCTTGGAAAAACATCCAAGGGTCTCGCCATATATAAAGGAAATAGGTGGTGAATTATGCCTTTCGGTGAAAATGCAAACGTGCCTTCAACATGGTATAAATATGACTTTCCTTTGACAGAAGTTGAGAACGCACCTGTTCCTTCTAACGCAGATTACAGCCCTCAAAATTGTGCATGGCTTATAGAATTTTTTGCTGGACTTTGTGGTGTTGACTATTCTAGGGTTATTTTGCGGTATGAAAACAATACGCCGAACAACAAAGAAGATGATATCTATGTATCTCATCCGATGGACAAAGAGTATTTTCCAGAGCTTAATGCGAAACTAAATTCCGAAGGTAAAAGTGTTGAACTGGCAATTTATGAATTGAAAGCAAAAGCCTCTGCAAGATTAAAACTCTTTGAAGAGAATAGCCCGGCTAACATTGAATACTTTCAACCGTTATCTTAAAAACCTTCACGTTGCCAATTGATAATTTGATCAGATTTTACTTGTCTCGAAGTAAAGAATGGCATGGCATTAACTCGCTGAGAAAATCTTTCTCGCCAATTCGGACCAAAGCGGTTAGACATTCTTTCCTCCCACATAACACGTTTTTCATCAGTAGTCATGCCCGAATAAGAATCCCTGTCAGGTAATGGACCTGAAATGCCATACAAGACCATTACTTCATCGCTTATTACTCCTCGTTGATGAAGTTGATTCATCTTGAGAGATAGCTCAGTTTCTCTATTAGCGTGCCTAGCAACAAACTGCTGTTGTCTTAGTCTTGTTGTGCGATCATCAGACCATCTTTTGAACTCGTCAAAAGTTTGACGAGCATCTTCAGTTAGTTCATCTCTGCTGATTCTTCCCAAAATAGCATGGCAAAGAGGAATGTTTTCTTCATTTTGTATTTTGGCAATGTAACGATCAGCTTCGTCAGCAGGTATGTCAGGATATCTGCTTAGCATAGTCAAAATTGTCGTATCATTTGTAGAACTCAAAATCCCTCCTGATGCCAGTTTATAGATAGTTCAGAAAGTTGTTTTGACGAAAATTCATATGAAACACATAGACAATGTTCGCCGGGATCTTTTTCCCAATACAAAATTGGAGTCTTTTCAGTGGGTACAAAATAACCAAATAAAGCCTTGTTTTTGGGCTTTCCTATAGTTGTGAAAGCAATTTCTCTTTCATTTTTCAAATAAAAAGTTTGAGTCAACTTTGTTCCACTGTATACCATGCCCGTCAAATTTTTAGCAGGGCTATTTTCGCAAGGTTCATAAATTACCTTAAAATAGCTGTCTAGCTTATCTTTGTGATGTTCGTGTAAAAATTCGTTTAAAATAAGGTCCATAATGATACATTCCCATACTATTAACCCTTATGCTAACAATTATTTGAGGAATGTACAAACACATTCATAAAACCATGCTTGAACGAGAAGACTATTACATAGAAAATGGCAAATTTGTGCTTACCGAACAATATCTTAAAAAAAGAGGGTATTGTTGTAAAAATGGATGTCGTCATTGCCCATACATATCAAAAACAAGCGGTATAAATAAGTTGGAGAATAACAATGGCAACAAACTTAGAAGCAATGAAGAAAGTCAGCCGACTTGCCTTAATGAAGGAGATAGTCGAAAAAACTAAGAGTTGCGGTTTGATCTGGAATCAGATTTCTCCTAGTCAATACTTAGCTAGATATTTGGATTACGACTTTTTTGTGGCTAGAACCAGCCCTAAGATTTACAATTTTGATGTTTTGAAAGACGGTAAAATGTATAGAAGTTACAACTCTTCCACCCAAGAAGGAGTTGATATTTTGTTCAATGAAATTGAATTGTCATATGGAGACAACAACATTGAAAAGTTCAAGAACTTGGGGAATTTCTTAGGACGACTTGGCAATTGTCACGGCGTGATTACGAATGTGTACACAATTCCAATCCTTGGTTATGGAGTTCTTGGTGGAGGAGATGTCGAAGAGGAACAACTAAGACCTCTTGGTTCTCCTGCTACACTCACACCAATTTCGCTTACCTTTGGTCCCAGTCCATCTCCTTGGACAGGATCACTATCAGACATTGCGACAAACGATGCTGGTGCAACCTATATTCGTCAAGAAATTTCTGGTGAGTTTCCGACTAACTGGGGATATGCATTTTTAGAATTTGACATTAGTCCAGTTATAAATTTAATACCGCCTTACACCATTAGAATACAAGTGTCACATAAACGAGAAGCAAATAATGGTGTTTATTTAAATTTAGACCTTTTGATAAATGGGGCCATTGTTTTTAGTAAAGCAGAAGAGGATAGCTATGAAAGCACCACTAGTTTTGTGCTAGAAGATACGGGTTTACAATTAGCGGCGGCAGGTCCGACTTACTTGGATTCTGTGATCTTAAGACTATACATGTTTACAAACACGGGAAACCTTGATCCAAGAGCAATTCAAATTGATTATGCGACAGTATCCTTAAATGGATACGAACAAATCACTTAATTCCCAAAGTGTCGCAGAATAAGTTTCCAGCCTTGATAATCTCGTCGGCTCCCTGCAAACCCTGCAACATCCAGCGATTTTTCTTTGCTTCAAAAAATTCAATGCCATGCAAGGCACCAAACATCTCGCCAACAATTTTCGCATTAGTGTCAGTATCGCCCCCAGCATTAGCCGTCTCGATGACTGATTCAAAGCTAGACGGTTTGCGTAAGAACATGGCATAAGAAAACGGCAAAGAATCATAAACGTAGCATGATCCGCCGCCATATTCATCTGCAATAGACTGAACACTTCGATCAGATTTTTCTTGTTTGATCACAGACATTACTAGTTTGGTAATTCTGTCTTTGATTTGATCTTCCGTATCTGTAAGGTGAGATGCATCCCATTGTAAGTGTTGGTAATTTTCGTTGCATTTCCAGTCGTAAGCATCGAGCAAACAGTAAGCAAATGAATTTCCCCTAAACCTTTTTGGATCAGTTTGCAGCATGTATTGCAAGGCTAAGCAATGCAAAATTCCAGATTCTGCTGCCATCTGAGTTCGATGAGTCATAGCAGCAAAATCAATGACAGATTGGTAAAATCTAAAATCTGGAGGCATACAATCATCAATTCTAGATGCGATCAGAGCAGCCAATGGGGCACATTTCATGGGAACCCCATTGCCTGTGCCTCTGGTTGTATTGTCAGTTTTGCCGCTGTCCCTCCACGAAACACCATCTTTAAGTCGATTGATTGCTTCAACAGTAGTGTATCCCCATCCAGCAATTGACTCTTTCATTGCCTGCACATGAGCGTTGGCTATGCCTTCAAGAATCCGATCAAATGATTTCTCAGCTAAAGCAGAGGCGTGCCCTTGAATAATGCCATTCAAGGTGGCCATCGTCAGTTGAGTGTCATCTGTGGTTGACCCCGCAGGCATATAAGTCTTCTTGGGGTCATCGCAGCATGGATCTGCTGTGAACCACTTATGATTTACAGGATCAAGGTATTTTTCAACTCTACCAAACGTCTTTGCTATTTGCTCAGGCGTCCATGTTTCAACGGGCATACCAAGAGCATCCCCGACAGCACCGCCGACCAACATCCCAAGTACTTTGTTTCGCATGTTTGCTTTCTAATTGAATGAATCCATTAAATTATACTGACTTTAATCGGCTGGATTCAAGGTAAAATGGCTGCAAATAAAAAAGGCAGGCCAATCATTTGGCCTGCCTAGAAGAAACTGTTGTGTTGTGAAAAGTCACTTAGCGATAACGGCGGCAACAATACCACATACCGTTACTTCCTTGGGCATAGCCCACATCGACCGTTGCCATGCCACTTCTAGCGAAACAGCAATTGTTGTAGGCGGCATCAGGCGTAGAGCCACTGCCGCAACCTTCAAAACCGCTATTTCCTCCAAAATGACCTACACGATTAAGGCGAGCCATAATGTTGGCAACACCTTGTGCAGTAGATGCTTCGCTGTAAGCAACATTGCTAGAACTAGCATTGCTGTAGGTGTTGTAGCTTCCTCTCCTGAACCACGGCTTGGCAAAAGCCGAAGTCGAGAAAAAACAAACAATCAGAGCGGCGAAAACGATCCTTCTGAACATAACACTCCTCCTAGACACGGAAACAAAAACTGGCCTCGTTCGACCAACCAGAACAATTTACGCCTATTCATGAGGCTGGTCAAGTAAGGGGTGCTGACATATGTACAATTTGATGGAAGGGTATATTTAATCCACGTAAAATAGATAACTTTTTAGTTTGCGTATCTAGTTCAAGAAATAAAAAATCTAGATACTCTAAACCCTTATGGTCAGTGGTTTTACGTCCAAAATTCCACTGCTTTAAAGTGCTTACATCAGCTATAGCCAATTGGAGAGAATTTTTATTTGTTTTTACTGTGGAATATGCTGTTAGTGCCACAGGATCGGTTTTGTTTAGCTTCCAGTATTTTCTTGGCTCATGTAGTTTTGTTCCATATTCATCGCAATCTAGAAGGTATTCTCCTGTGCTATCATTTGCTTTGGTCTCGAATTCACTTTCGCAAATCTTTTGCTGAAAAACCTGAAGGAGCATGGCCTGTGCTGCAAATTCATGTTCAATATGTTTTTGAACTCTAAGCCTTAACTGATGTTCGGTCTGCAAGGCAAGACAAGTGCCAATTAAATGATAATCAATATATTGAATTTCATCGGCACTATGGCAAACACTAACTGAATTCAAAACCATGCCTATGTTCTTGAAGTCTTCTTCTTGCGGAAAAACAAAAATCTCTCCAGTTTTTGCATCTAGGGGATTTTGATCGCCGCTGACAAGTTTTTTATATATTTTCTTAGATTTTTCATCCAATGAAATCATGCTGCACTCCATTACAGAGCCTTGAGATGGGTCAGATCTAGAAAGAGGGAATTTTCTCCTCTTGAGCACGGCTAAATACAAGCCAACGTCCAAGTTTAGGTTCGCAATTTACGATGGTCAATGGTGATGAAAAAGTAATTCACAGCTTTCTTTTTCGATCCTCAAGCCATAAAGTTTTTAAGTTCGAAAGGTTTGATTTGCTTAAATACCCTCTCTTATTGTATAATTACTTTGATACTAAAGGGTATTAAATCATGGCTGATACTGTACTTCAAATCGACAATACTAACAGTAGACTCGTTACAACCGATGCTGGCTTGAAACAATTCTTGGCCGAAAAACTCAGATTTCGACCCAAAAACTACTGGCATAGCCAAGCATACAAGAGAAAGATCTGGGATGGTTGGAAATATTTTTACAACGTAAAGAATGGATTATTCCTGACTGGGATTTTGCCGGAAGTTAAGCTTGTATTAAATAAACTCGGCAAAGAGTATTCGGTTATTGATAATCGTGGAAAATTTGATTGGGCACACACCAACATTGATCAAAATTTCTTGAAGCCGTGGTGGCCTTCGGGTACTAAGTCTTTTGAACTTCATGATTATCAACCGGACTTAGTAAACCAATGCATAAAGTATAATCGTGGGATCGTTCAAGCTCCAACAGGTGCAGGAAAAACATTTATTCTCATCAGTTTGCTTAAATGCCTGCCTCCAAAAACCCCTGTTTTATTTCTCACAAAGAATGCTCAGCTTGTTCATCAAAACTATGAAGAAATGAAACTATGGGGCGTCGAAGATTTGGGTCGCTGGTACGATAAGTACAAAGAACCAAATTATGTAATGTGCGTCACCAATCATGTGAACACTTTTGAATCAATACATAAGCTTTTGCCGAAATTCAAAGTATTGATAGTAGACGAAGTTCATGACTGTATGTCAGATGTTCCTGTTTCGGCTTACAAAAAAATGAAAAGTGCAGTGGTTCGTATCGGCATTAGTGCCACTGCCTTTAAATGGGACAAAAAGAAAATTGATGACGTTCATAAATGGAATCTGAAAGGTTATTTCGGACCAATTTTCAAAACCACCACTACCGAAAGTGGATCTTTAAAGACTAAAGAATTGCAAGAAAGAGGCATTCTCTCAAAGAGTGATTGTATCTTTTATCCTGTGAAAAGTCCTGACCTTAAGTATGAGCCTTATCAGGATGCAGTTAAGCTTGGAATTGAACAAAACTTTCACTTCCATGACATGGTCAAGAAGCTTGCCCTCGAAAAATGTCCGGGCAGAACTTTGATTGTCGTTGAAAGAATTGAACAAGGACAATATTTGAATCAATTGATTCCCGGCTCACATTTTATCCAAGGCAAGAATAAGCTCAAAGAACGAGAGCCAATTATGGACGCTCTCCGTAAAGGCGAGAAGGCTGTAGCTATCGTCATGCGTCAAATCATCACTGCCGGTATCAACGTAAAAATTCACGATTTGATCAATGCAGCAGGCGGAGAAGGGGCTCATAATGTCACACAACTTATCGGTCGTGGACTGCGTACTGCCGAGGATAAAGAACGACTAAGATATCATGACTTTCATTTTTGCAATAATACCTATTTAGAAAAACATTCTGAATGGCGTATGGAAGTTTTGCGTAAAGAAGGTCATAGCGTAACAGTCAAGGAAGACTTTGATATATAAGTTGTATGATATTCGAAAACTGTATTATTCAAGCACCGGATGGCGTAAATCTAAGTCGTTGCGGTCGTAAAAAATTCCGTTGGTATCTCAATAATGGTTTGGCAGATGTTGTATCAGACGATCCGCCTACAATACGTTTGCGTTTTGAACCTAGCGGCAGGGAAGGTGTGAATGATCCCTATTTGCTGGAAGGTAAGCCAAATATTTGTGTTGTATGTGGCGATGAAAGTCATTTGACTCGCCATCACATCATACCGTACTGCTTTATTCGACACATGGCTTTGGAATACAAAGTAGATATCATTAGAGACATATTTCCATTATGCCGCCCCTGTCATAATGAGTATGAAAAGTTTTCTTGGGATAAACGAGAGGAGCTTTTGAATCGATTCGACATTTCTATTGAAAACCAAAAAACAAAGAGATCTCAATCTAAAAGAGCTTCAAGTGCAGCACATACGATAATAAATCACCAAGACAAAATTCCAGAGAATCGCAAAATAGAACTATTCAAAATTATCCATGATTTCTTAGGCAAAGATCATGTAACAGAACAAGAATTGGTTGATTTACAAGAGTGCTTAAGCAAGCCGAACATTAATATATCCCGTATGGTTGCTGAAAAAGTTCAGGATTACAATGAATTTGCCAAAGAGTGGCGAACACATTTTGTAAATACTATGCAGCCTAAATTTATGCCTGAGGCTTGGAAAATTGATAGAAAAACAGAGAATGTATGGATATCAAGACATATGCTAAGTCAAAAAGTCAGCTAAATTCCTAAATTAGAAGCCTTCATTTTTCCAAGAAACAGGCTCGATCTTTTCACTGGCCTTTTTCTTATTATACTCCGTAATTGCTTCTGAAATGGCTTGATTACGCACATATCTTTCTTCTCTACGTCTAAAAAATTCTCTTTTAAGCATTATATTTTTCACACAATCTGCAAGGTAAATGCAGACAGTAATCGACACAAAAAACACCACCAAATAAAACATAAGCACTACTTAAAAAAATGATCTGGGTGGAAATATTTAAAACCACATCGCTCAGCGAATGTCTTATCGCTTGTAGCATCCCCAACCATAATACTTTGACTAGGATCAAGTTTATATTTCTCTATCCAGTAAGCACCCATGCCGGGTGCTGGTTTGCGACAGTAACAGGACACAGGAGGCACTCTGTGAGGACAATAAAGGTATTCAACTTTGATACCCAATTGCTTAATTGTCTCTTCAAAACAAGCGATACAATCAGCCTCTGACAAACCTTTTGCTATGGCCGACTGATTTGAAGCCCCAAGAAGCAAATACCCCTGTTTAGAATAAGCCTTCAGAATATCCGTTCTGTTTGGTAAGACTTTGACATGTTCAGGTTTTTCTGGCCATTCATTGGGTCCAATACTACGACGTAACGTGTCGTCGAAATCAAGAATCAAAGCCTTGTTTTTGTATTCTGATGGCCACTTTCTAACAAATGGAACTTCCTCGATGCTCGAAAAGCCTTCGGCAAGGGTTGGTGTTTGTTTCCCTTTGTGCTTAAGAGTTTTGTCATCACCCTCAAACTTTTTCCTAGCTCCATACAATGCAATAGGAGGAAAAACATTGGGGTCTTTGCTTTTCTTAAGTTCCTCAGGACTTAGAATCTTGCCAGTCTTTTGCACCATGCGAAGACAGGCATTGAATTGAGCATCTTCGAAAGATGTTTTGAGCCAAACACACCTGATTGGCACATTTAACTCTTTTGCCAAAGCTATTATGGACTCTCGGCTTTCGATTGTAATGTAGGTGTTATCTAATACAATTCTATTTGCCCCAGACTTAAATGCTTGACGGGCAAGAACTGCCTGCCCGTCTAAAGATCCACCAGTAGTGTCTCGATTTATTCGGTGATATCCTTGAGCGACGAAATCATTAACGAGAGTTGATTTTCCCGCAGCCAAGTATCCCATCACCAATACGATTTCACTTTCACTATTCATTTATCAATATCCTAAGCTGTGACTGTCTCGTTCTTCTTCCGACGAACCCTGTGATCTTCAACCGTTGTCTTTTTGGTCAACAGTCTTGCAAAATGAGTCAAAGATGCTTCAGCAGCTTCTTGCATTCGATTGGCCCGAGGATGGCTTTGCAGGACGTATTTCTCTTGGTGTTTGATTTTAATCTTACCTTTTTTTGTGCGTCTAGCAATGCATAAAAAAATCAAACCATCTTTCTCTTTAGGGGCATCAGGCCCTAAATGACCAACAATTCCCAGAGACCAATCAGCTTCAGGCGTTCGACTCAAAATGCCAAGTGCAATTTGTTCAGCGACTTCATGACTCTCTGGAGTAAATTTATTGATCACAGATTTTTTCACCCCAAGCCATCTTCGCTTGGAGTCTGCACGATAAACCACAGCAGAACCACATAAGAAATTACTTATACCCGGTATTTTCCCTAACTGAGACGCCACCATCCCGCAGGTGCAACTTTCTGCCAAAACAAGTTTTTCTGAACGCTCTGATAGTAGACTTGCGACTTCCTGACTGATGCTCTGCAACGTCATATTTTTACTCCCGCAAAAAACCCAAAACCAAATTAGGAAGCAAAACCTGAAACAAGCTTTGCTTCAACAATAAATTTTTGACACATTGTCATTTTTTCTGATGCAAGTGGATCACGAACTGATACTTCTTCTCGACCGTCAACTTGTTCAACCAACTGTTCATAAACTTGGATTTGTTCAAGCCTGTGTTTAAGATTTTGATCTACGACCTCAAACTGTGCGAACAAATCTTTGTAAATGAAATGATCTTTTATGCCTTCACTGTGATGGTTTTTAATAATTTCTGTGATTGCTTCCATTTGTCGAAGCAGATCTTCCTCAATGCAGATCAATTCATTGTATGAGGTAATAACATGCAATTTGTGGAAAAAATCATTCAACTCAGGTTCATGTATGTTCGGCTCTGACTCAGCTTCATGTATACTCGGCTCTGTTTGAATCCCATCATCGCTAGTATGGCCACCTGTTAGTAAATTGTAAAACCAACGCATATCTGGTGCCTTTCCAAGACAATCTAGTAAATCATAAAATTCTACGACCAAGAAGAAGGTCGGTCTAGAAAAAACTCAACTATCTTTCGACATTAACTACGAATCGAGACGCCTACACGACGAAATGTCAAGGTTTCGACCAATTGTCGTTCTGCATGGTAGATAGCAATGTTTGAGTGCTGCGGCAAATTTAGGGCAGAAATAATGTCTTCATCGGTTAAAATCATCTCAAGGCCAAGTTGAAAGAAACAATCAATCAGGAAATTGTAACTCTTTTGGTAAGCCCCTAAATAAGTCTTTTCTGAATTGCCAGCAACATTCAAAATTCGAATTTTGTTTTCAGCAATCCAAGCAACAACATCTTTAACTGAAGGAGGGTCAGTCAAATCCACATCTATGTAGGGTTTCCCATTTTTTCGAATTGCTCGAAGTGTACAAGCTTCACCAGCAGAGCCAAAGTTTCCAGCCAATCTTATAGTTCCGTCACTATCTGCCACGTTTGCTTCAGTTCGTGGTCCATAATCACAATTAGTATGTTCTTTACAAGAATAAAGCCTTCCCATGTCGGGTCGTAGGCCATCAAGAGTTTTAAAACCTTTGGGCATCCAGCCACCAGTTTGCAGCCCAAACTTTTTTGCTGCGGCCAACCCGGCTTGATCTGCACCTGTTTGTCCACCAGATATGATCTTGCTTAACATAACTTATCTCTCCGCAAATCTATCGAGTCTATGCTTGTAATTTCTTTAAATGGAAAATCTTCAACAAGCACCCCAAACACAATGCTATCAAGATACTTTCCAAGTTTAAAGACAGATTCTCGTTTTATTCCTTCTTGCACATACAAAGAGTGTTTGGCACATTTCATTGATGGATGATTGTCGCATAGAATTTCACAATTCAGTCTTTTCAAATTTAAAATTTGAAAGCAAATATTTGTCCCGCCACACACAAGCTTCTTTCCTAATTGTTTGCCTCGATATTTTGCATAAAGAGCCCAACCAACATCGGCTGTTCTATTCAAATAATCTATGTTCGCCACATAAAACATACCAATGGGCTGAGCATTATCAGGAGCACACGCAATCAATAAGATGTTTTTTGGCTGTGTTGTGCTTGATTGAAGTCGTTGAAAGAAATTTTGCTGATCGGTTTCATTGAGAAATGAAACGTGGTGAGTCTGAAGCCAACTTTCTTGTTTCAATGAAAGTAAATCATTCAGATCTTCAGAAAATACTTTTCTAAAAATCAGGTCGTCCACTTGAAACATTTACCAGCCCTTTTTGATGCAATCGACAATATATTCTCGGTCTTCATTTGTTACCCACCAACCGCACGGGATGCAACACATCCGCTCACATACATAGTCTGTATTTGGCAACATAGATCTAAACTCTTGAAGGCAAGAATGCTTGTCATTTCTGTCATGCACCCTACTAACTCCAATGCCGTATTCTTTCATTTTTCTCATGAAATCATCTCTACGATCCACAAGTAGGGTGCAAATCCAGTTTGAAGAATAATCTTCTGGATTTGATTTCATGCAGGTGATACCAGATTGATTCACTAGATGTTCGTTAACTAACCACTCATAGTTTTCGTGGTGCTTAGCAACGATTTCTTTTATAAACTTCATGTTTGACAAGCCTATACTGGCCGCTATGTCATTCATGTGAAACTTGTAGCCCCACTCAGCTATATTTTGTTCACATCGAAAATCAGCACTGCTTGTGCGATCTAATCCAAACCAGCGAAGAAGTTTTGCTTGACGATGCGTGGCGTCATTTGGGCAAATCAACAACCCTCCATCTCCAGTGGTAAGGTGTTTGATTGCTTGAAAACTAAAGACGCAAAAATTACCGCTGGAACCAATCATGCGACCTCGATATTGAGAGCCAAATGCATGAGCACAATCTTCAATGATTGGTATCATATGACCGTACATATCGAATGCGTCAGCTTGAATTTTTTTCAACTCATCCAAATTAACCGGTAAGCCACCCCAATGAACGACCATAATTGCCAAAGTCTTTTCATTGATCTTTTTGCGAACATCATTCAAATCGATATTACAAGTTGCGGGATCAATATCAGCCCACTTAATTTTGAGTCCATTTGCTAAAATGGGAAAATTAGTTGCTGTACACGTCAAAGGAGTAGTAATCACTTCGTTTGCAACAGCGGAAGATTTTGTAAATCGTTTGATTAGATCTAATGCAAGATGAAGCCCTGATGTTGCTGAATTCAGGACATTCACATATGGGGAATTCAAATACGAGATCAGTTGTGATTCAAACTCGTCTACCTTTGACCCTTGCCCAATATACCCTGATCGTAAAACTTGCTCTAATGGTTTGATGGCGTCATCAGCCATAAAAACCTTAAATAACGGGATGTTTCGAGTGGTCATAGATTGCTCCTAGACCATTAATATAGCACTTAAATAAAACTATTTCCACAGCAAATATTTTAGAACAAGCCCATTTCAGCACCTGCTGGTTTAGGCGGCATACCAGCGGCTGGATTCATGGCAGTTTGATCAGGTGATGGTGGCTGCTCGCCCATCATTCCAGCCATTGGAGGACCGGGTGGAACTGGAGGTTGTTGCAGCGGACCTTGATTGTCAGCAGCGGGAGCGTTTGGTCCAGTCAAATCTTGCTTAGGTGGCTGAGATGGAACTTGAGCTTTTACATCATCTTTTTTAGGAAAATCTGCATCAATAAACTTTTGGAAAGTTTCTTTCCCAAAAAGTTTTTCAAGCAAGTTGCTCACAGTAGTCGAAGCATTAGCTGAATCTTTTGTATCCAACCATTTGCGTACATCTTGTATATTCTGTTTGACTTCGGGATTATTAAGTCTTTCGAGCCTTGAAAAGATTTGACCATTTTCAAGTCTTTTTCTAACAGCTTGTTTCCCCTTAAATACACTGTTAGGGGATTCAGAGCTTCGTTGATTAAAAGTTATCTTGCTCAAAGATTGCTGAGCAGCATCCTCATCAGAAAGCCCTCCAATACCAAGAGCCTTAAATGTGTCGCCCCAAATATCTTGAAGATGCCTTTCTTTGTCATCATTTACTGATGCTTCATTTTTAATCCACGTTTTAAATCTCATCATGATTGTATTTATGTACAAACATGTATTTTCTTGCCAGACTTGAGCTTACTAATTTAGGCAGTTAAAGCTTTTCTAATAAGAGCCATTCTTAAATATAAGCCATTTCTTACCTGTGCCCAAATTTTGTTTTGTCTTTCATTATCAAACATTTCAGGCAATTCTTCTCGTCTTGGACCGGGATTCAAAACTATACAGTTTCTATTCATTTGACTCCAAGTAGCTTCATCTAAAACAAATGGCTTGAAATCTTTGTCATCCCAGCGTTCCTTTTGAATGCGATTCGTATACAGAACATCGAAACTTGAAAGGCGTTCCATAAATTCAGCCTTGGTAGCAACCCCCTGTATGTTCAATTGTTCACCCTTAATCGCAGGCGAAAAATTTTGCTCTGTAGAATCGTAAAAAGTAAATTCATTTTTTGATCCACGACCCATAAGCTCAACAAAAGAATGAATCGTTCTGCTTTTAGCCATATCACCAACGATTCCTATCTTTAAATTATCAACAATTGGATTTGGGGTTCGATAATTACGCCAAATCGTGTAAGCGTCTAACAAAGCTTGGGATGGATGATTCCAAGTACCATCTCCTGCATTAATTATAGGTCCACGCAAATATCGATTATCTTGATCTAACCATTTTTGTATGGGTTCACTAGATCTGACTACAAGAATTTCCGCATAGGTAGAAACAACTCTAATAGTATCAGAAATTGTTTCTCCTTTGGATGTTGAAGATGCTTCTGGGCCACTGACTGAGATATACTTCCCTCCCAATCTGAGCATGGCGGATTCAAATGATAATCTCGTTCTGGTTGAGGGTTCAAAAAATAAGGTTGCTAGGATTTTGCCCTCGCAACCTGAATTCCAATTAGCGTTCAAGCCTTCTCTTTTTGCTTGATCTACTTGTCTAATGGCATTGGCGTCCTGAAAAATGCTCAAAATCTGAGAATCTGACACATCGTTGCAGGTCAGTAAATCCATAATAGCTCTCCGCAGAAAGTATGTTAATTTCGCAGATTGTATCGTAAATAAAACTATATGAAAAGACTAAGCTTTAAAAACTATTTCGAAGCCACGGATATATTTGGCTTTGAACCAAAACGTGATCAAGTTTCTATGGGTGATGATACTCTGCTCAGCAAACCTATAAAACAATTCAGTATTGAATATATGATGGACTTGCTTAGCAAAAAGACCATCGGAGTTTTTGAAGCCCACATGCCTTTCTTGCATGAAATCAGATGGGGCACTCAGCCCGGAGCAATCAAACTAGAGATTGACACTGGTTATACCTTCTACATCAAAAAACTAGGCATAGATCGCCAAGGATCGCCTCGATGGTTAACAAAACGCATGTTCCAATTAAATCGTCAAGGTTATGGAGGAATGGAAGATGTTGTGGCCCAAGAAATTTTTGAACACATTGAAAGATATTCAACACAAAATATAGAGACGCCCAGTAATAAGTATGATGAACTTGATAGTCTTGTCACTGCAATCTATGACAAAGTTAAACGAATTGGAAAAAATATTTTTTATCCCGAAGGTGTGCGTAAGCTGAGTGATGATGCCTATATCATAAAATTCGGAGTCCGTGGGCAAGGTCTTGAATCACCCGGTCACACGAGAGTTGAACAAAATCAAACTATGGTTACTTATGATCGTGATGCTGGTACTATTCGTGTCACAAACTACAATATAAAATCACCTGTTGGGAAACGGGTCAGTTGGAACATTTATCCAAATGACTTGGATCTGTATTTCTTCCCATCACAAGACAGAGATGAAATCAGCGAAGCTGTAGCAGTTCATATGAAGTACTATTGAAAAAAGGCGACGAAAATCGTCGCCTTTGTTTTTACTCTGCTGAGGCAAGGTAGTCATATTCACTTAAAGAAACCAGTCCGGTACGCCATGACTTCTCTCTTGTGATTTGCTTGCCCAAAGCCTTTTGAGCATTCCAAATGATTTGCTTGCAATAAGTTGCAAACTTTGCATCTATGTTGAGAGGAGTTGTGATTTCAGGGCGATGTTCTTTAGGCACATGTTTTCTAACAAGCCTTTCTAAAATCACCTCTTGAAAATCTCCGAATTTTTGTCGATTCGCTCCATGTCGTCTTCGATCAATCCAAAGTTTTTCAAGCTGATTGACAATTGCTTTGATGAACTTATCTTTCACATGAGTACGCAGTGCTTCAAAACTTGCTTCGATAAAACACTGACGCTTGTAATACGAACCAGCACGAATAAGGGCAATACGTAGTTCTTGCACATCATCTTCTGGATCGTTTGCCATAGCATTTTGAGAATTCTTCTTTTTCAATTGCCAAGCGGCATAATGGCAAAGATTCCCAAACTTGGTGTCAAGCACTCCATACTCTTCAGTTGTGATTGGATATTTGTTAACTATAGTTTCTAATGTCTGCATATATTACCTCATATCATTTCATGTTTATGGCATTTTAAAAAGCTTGTCAAGCAATTATACTGGGATAGTAATGATCAAATGTAATTTTCAAGAACGCTGTGTCGTTTTCAACTTTAGCTTCTAATAAACTAATATTCGTTAAAATAACAGACTTTATGAGCTTGCTTTCTTTATAAATCCACATCATACCATCGGCATAAGTTCTATACGAAGATGAGGTGAATGGAATATGTCCTTTTGTGTATTGCAAAAAATAACTATCAGTAGATTTTAACAATATGCCGTTATCGTCTGCCGTAACAACATCTACAGAGCAAGTCTTAATCTTTCCTATTAGTTCAAAGACAAATTTACTACTTCTCTTATGTTTATATTTTTGTATCCAATAATTTTTTCTCAAATCGACCATCAATTTTTCCATAACACTTTCATTTGATCAAGCTTAGCACCAAACTTGATTTCAACTTTCATTTTCAAACCTGTGCAAAGTTTGGATTCCGCTTCGCAAACTCGCTTGACTAGCTTATAAGTTTCATGAGCGGCCTTCACTTGACAAACCATGCCAAAGCCGTCGTGTACGCTAAAGGCCAAATAAGCTTTATACTGCTCTTCTAAAGTATTCAATGCGGTAAATAAATCAATTAACTTTTCTTGACAAACTGTTGCTGCAACTCCTTGCACTGAAAAGTTTCTTGCCAAGTACGATTCGTTCTCTCCAAATGATCTTGGCCTGCCAAAAAAGTCCACAATTTGACCAGCCTTTGCCTCGTCTTGTTTGGCCTGCATCCAATCCCAAGCAGTATGGAATTGTTTTTTGATACGATTAATCAATTCAGAAGCGACCTCGGAACTGACTCCAATATTATGAGCCAGTCCAGAACTTCCACAGCCATACATTACAGGTAAAAACATTTTCTTTGACAACTTACGTTTATTTTCAGTATCGCATTTATCACCAGTCACAACCTCATAAATCTCATTGTGAAGATCGGCACCCGAGTTAAGGATCTCCAATAATTTTTGATCGTTTGAGAGCCATTGCAAGACTGTTACTTCGCAGTGTCTAAAGTCTGAACATAAAAATCTTACGCCATAACCACGAGGCTTCAGAGCGGATTTTACGTCTGGCCCCATGTTGTGGGGTAAATAGCTTTTGGAAAATTTTCGAAGACAATTCATGCGACCGTTGATTTGTCCCTCAATTTCGTAATAGGGAAATTCGGTACGCTTTGTCTCCTCGTTCAGGAGGGGGTAAGTTTCAATTGCAGGTAGGACTCTCAAGGCGAGAGGTAAATGGATGGATTTGTAAATCGATTGCCAAGATTTATTCTTAACAACCAACTTCACTCTATTTACGGCCTCAACCAAATTTTGAGGTTGATTTTTCCTGATATTCAAAAAATTCTCAATGATTTTTAAGTCAATGAGGCTGGTAGTTGGCGTAATGAATCTTTTTGAAATGGAATGAAAATAGGAACATAAAGTCTTAAAATTCCAAGTATAAACTCGATCACATTTTTCTTTGTCAAAGATTGTTGCGTCAAAAATTCCGATCAAATGAATAATCTGTTCAGGCGAAACTTCAATTTCAACAATTTGATTTTGTCCGTGGACATGAATGGAAAAAGGAGAAAGAACCGTGAAATCAGGAATTTCAGGTTCAAACTTAAGATAAACAGCTTTGTTTGTTTCCAACAAATCTGTCAATTGCCACGAAACATCATAAAGATTCATAGCACAATTCTACCACAAAACTCAATCAAAAGGAAAGAGTAAATTTTATCTTAATTGCTTGTCTAAAACAAGTGCAATACGGGGGCCTTGGTTGTGATTATAGTAGGAAAAAATAAAAGCAACTTTTAAGTTCCTAAAGATTTAGGGCAAAAAGTTGCCAGACCTTTTCCGGGCCAATGGGGCGATCCTAAAAATCACCACACGGCACTACTATGACCGCAATTCCGGCGGGCAGTTTTACAGCAATTTTCTTGTACTTTCGCTTACTAACCAGTACTCCTGCCTAACCCCCACCCAGTTGCGTATAGCATTTAGGCACTCAAGGCATTCGGTGGGTTTTAGAGTAGTGGCTTACCTCAGCCCAAGGAGGAAGGCTCAAAGTGTCCGTTAACACTTGCCCGGTTCCGGTAAGACTCACCCGGCTCCTATGGTTTTTGCCACTGGTTCCCTAGGCAATTGCTTTAGCCTAAAGCTCTCCAGTGAGGGATTTGGTCCCCATCCAAGTAATTTTTCTGTGTCTATTCACTATAGTCGATTCTTTCCTTAAAAGCAATATCTTTTAATGGAGTTTCTTAATGAAAAGCTTGCCGTTTAGATTAAGGGTAAAAAATTTTCCTTTAGTTTTTAGTAGTCTTTTCCGATCATTAAGACTAAGATTTGAAATGGCCCTATTACGGTTACATATCGGGGGCCAAGTCATTGAGGTGAAATTTGGAGAGCCGTAAATTGGGACTAGAAACCATCCTTGAATACAACATGACTGTGGAAGAAGGTGAAGTATTCCATATCGCTCTTGTGTATGAACAAGAGTACAGACGGTTGTTTGCAGATGAACTGGATGGACAATCGGTAAGGCGAAATTCACTACCCTTAAGGAGTGACCCAAGAAAATCTAGTCTATTCAGATATTGTTGGAAATTACGTCGTGAAACTCGTGGTTTGCTTGAACAAACTGAGTACAAGAATTATATCCGTGCAAATTTATTCATCATCAAAGCCAACCGAGGTCACGTTGAGCCAAATTGCGTTACTGGTGATAAGGCATGGATAAGATACAAAGTCTGGAAAAGACGTTACGATCAAAAAATTGCTGAAGTCAGCAGCCAAGCACCGCCGCCATCTGTAGGAAATACAAGTCCAAAAATCATCGCCGAAATTGATAAGAATCGAAAATTTCTATTTGAAAAATGCGACGGCCAACCAACTTTCGAGAAAATCTTACATTTTATTGATCTTGGCGTATTTCGTTTGTGGGTTGCAACAAACAAGATTTCCCCTTATTATCTATCTTTGTCGCCAATCATAGAGAAAACCAAACGCAAATCTGAATTATTTTCAGTTTGCACTTCAAGTGAATCTCTGATAAAAGAAAAAATTACTGAGGAAATCAAGGATTATTTCCGACATGAGTATGGATACGAATTCATTTCCAATTGATGTCATTGCTACTGGTCATTTTTCTCTTGACAATAAAACTGTTAGAGGAGAGTTTTGGGAAATTCCTAATGATTTTAAGGACACATTGAAAGATGATCGTGTTAGCAATCTGATTGAACCTTACGCTCTTTATGGTATATTGCGATCTTTCAATATAGAGACACTGGCGGTAATGAATAATTCATTTACTAGAAGTGATGATGATTATCTTGTATTGAGCATCAAATTTAGAGGTATGCCCTATGTCACTACTGAAGAGTTTTTTCGCATATCTAATTCAGGTTTTGAAACATTCTCACATGAATATTCCGTTTTTTTCCCTGATGAGTGCAGTGAAAATCCAGTTTGTATGAAACCAAAATTTTGTTGGTCTCTTGAAGGATTTTAAGGAGAAGTCATGACTTGTGTTGTTGTATTGGGTTGCTATCGAAGTGGAACCAGTGCTATCGCAGGGGTATTGCACCATTTAGGTGTCTTTATGGGAGAGAAATTTGACCCGCCATCTGCAAACAATACATCAGGATATTGGGAAGATATAGATTTCAAATCTTTTCACACAAAGTTCGACGCAGGTGAACTTGATGACAATCCTGCTTTAATGAATGAATATGTGGATCTTATCAAACTTAGAGAGAAAGAACACAAACTTTGGGGTCTAAAAGATCCTCTTCTCTGTACAAATCTGTATCGATTTATTTCGAATTTGAAAACTGATCATAAACTTATTGTGTGCCATCGTCCTGTTGCAGATATTGCAAAAAGTTTGGCGATTGGATTGAAAGAAGAAAATCTTAAAAGATTTGAACCATTGGCACAATTTTATGTTGACCAAATGCACCAACAATTGTTGAATTATCGTGGTCAAATTCTCGAAATGGAACACAGAAACACACTTGCAAATCCTGAGTTTCATGTTCAAAGAATTGCAAATTTTGTTGGCTTGCCCATCACGCAAGAAGCTTTATTCCATATCGTTAAATAGATATTTTGCTTATGCCTATATCATCAAGATTCGTTAGTATGCCCGTTTCTGTCGTTGCTCCAAAATATGGCTTTTCTTTATATCTGCCACTGTTTACTATTGAAGATTACTTTGAGAAGCTAGAACCAACCTCAAGAGTTTATAGCTTAAATTATTCTGATGCTCCTTTTCACTTAAGAATGCTTTATTCTGGAGACAAGACGATAAAATTTATGCGAGCTTATACAAGTTGGAGATTGCATGAGTTTTGTAAAACAGATAATTTTCGAATGAGCAGTTCAGACTTTTTTGCAGTTTGTCACGTTATTGAAGACAATCGGAGAATCTGTTCAATAAGGCAAAGTGCTCGTGAAAGAGATTTACTTTGGAAAACACACGGATTCTGATTGATTGTTAGTTTTCTTTTGTATAAGATGTAGTGTCATTGTAAGATGACTGGTGGAGTGCGGCGATTGAACAATCGCCCCCTAAAACGGACTCCTGAGAAGTAAATCTCTTAGGAGTCCGTTTATTTTGACTACTAAGCTCTCGTTCTGTTCTATAGCCAATTATGAAGTCTCTTTGGCTCTTATGAATTGTGGCAAAAAGCCTTGTTTTTTAAGACTTTTTTATTGTTAATTTGGACCTAGAAAAACATTTGGGAATGTGCTATAAAATATCGCATGATAAGCCTAGGTACAGAACAAAGGAGAATTGAGAATGAGTGAAGAACAATTTCTTGACGATCCCACCTTGGCCGACCCCGATGCAAATGTTGAGTCCAAGTATCATTGGGACGAAGAATTTCAAAGACACGTTGCCGCCCTGCTTATATCTGATAGGCAGTTTTTATTGCAATCCATTGATCTGGTGAAGCCAAATTATTTCACCAATAAGGCACATTCAAAGGTTTGTGAAGTAGTATTCAATTTTTTCAAAAAATACAGAATACTTCCTCGCAAGGATTTTATTGTTGCTGAAATCAAATCGCAGCTAAAAGATAATAAAGCTGTGAGTTATTATTTGGGCGAAGTCAATGTTCTGTTTGATTATTTTCAGCCCGGATTAGAAGCTCGTGAATATCTCCAAGACAAGATTGTTTTCTTTGCAAAAATTCAAGCTGTAAAGAAAGCATTTCAAGACTCATTGAAGCTTATCGAGAGAGCACCAGAGTCAGAAGATACATGGTCCAAAGTTTATGATGAAATGCGTACTGCAATGCAGACGCAACAAAATTTTGATTTGGGCATGGACTACTTCAAATCTTTGCAAGACCGATATGCTGAAAAGTCAGAAGTAGTAGATTCACAAGATCGTTTCGTATTTGGGTTACCATCAATCGATGTAGAAATCGGTGGTGGCGGATATAGTCGTGGCGAAATCATATCTGTTGTTGCTGGATCAGGTGTTGGCAAATCTGTGATGCTGGCCTGTATAACTGCAACCAATCTTTGTCGTGGGAAAAAAGGCGTTTACATAACGCTTGAACTTGCCGAATCTAAAGTAGCAGACCGCATGGATGCTATTTTGACGGGCTTGCCTGTTCAAAACTTATTAGATCACAAAAATGACATTTTCAAGAAGCTTGAGAATCTTGATAATGTCGATTTAAATTCTGATATTGGACCATTGGTGATTAAGCAATTCCCTGCTGGAACTGCTACAGTAAACACAATTCGTGCCTATATCAGTCAGTTACGATTTCAAGGTTTCGACCCTGATTTCGTAATCGTTGACTACGTCGGGGAAATGGGGCACCATCCCGATTTAAAGAATCATGAATCGAGAGAAAGGACAGTTCGGGAACTTCGTGGTATGGCGATGGAAGAAAAGCTTTTCATCGCCACTGCTATGCAACCGAACCGAGATGGCAAGAAAGATGGAAAGGGAGACAAGGGCCGTCTGGATGATGATCATTTAGCTGATTCGTTCGGTCAAATACGTCCTCTGGACGGCTGTATTTCCCTAAATCAGAACGATACTGAAAAATTCTTGGGAATTGGTCGTGGCTATGTTATTAAGCAAAGAGATGGAAAAAGCAGATACCAGATTTACCTATCTTTTGATAAGGAAAGTCTGAGAATTCAGGAAATCCATCAAAACGAATACAGGTTGCGTTTAAATGCTCACAAAGAGTATGCTTCATCAGAAGTAGAGACTGACATGGTTCGTGACATTGACAAGAACAAGAAGGCGTGGAAGCCAAAGGACGAGAAAGAAGAAGATCCTGTGGGTGCTGCAATGGAAGGGGATGGTGGCTGGGATAGCTTCTCCGAGATTTGCAACGAACAAGATGATGAAAAATAATTTCTGTTGTGAACTAGAAATTATGTTTTGTCGAACATGAACTATGATTTCAATTAGTGCTGGTTACCGACATGAGTCGGGCAAAGCAAGGTAGGTAAAAATGGCAAAAACAGAAAAACTTGAGTTTGATAAGTTCTCAGTCGTTATTGACCCTGAGAATCTTAGATTTGATGAATCGTCGTTAAGCTACTACATTCAGACTGAAGGTGGTTATTACGACAATTTCGGCAACTATTTAGCTCTGGCCGAAAGAAACCTTCAAAATAAAGAGAATATGCATGAGCGTCTCTTTTGTGAGCGTTTCGCAGAGGCTAAAGAGTTGGGTGCAAGCGATAAACTCGCTGAAGCTAAGGCTAAGTGTGATGTTGACGTAGTCGCTTTGAAGGACGATATTGTACAAGCTCGTTTCGTGGTAAATCGTCTCAAGAACCACATTAAAGCGTGGGACAAAAACCATGACAATGCTCAGAGCATGGGACACATGCTGCGTAAGCAGATGGATCGACTCAATGCTGACATTATGGGCTCACATGGATGGCAAGGATCAACTCTTGATCAGGATGTATCAAAAGCAGTTGGGTCGTTCGATGCAAAGCCATCAGAACAAGCATCCTCTGGATTTGATAGTGGGTTAGGCATAGAAGGCTTGATCTAATGATTGATCCTGTAATAGTGACCAACTTTCAAAGAAGCTCTTCCGAACTAGAAGAGCTTCTTCTTTTTTGCATAGCAGTTGCAGGAAAAAATGCTACCAGAACTTCAGTCATGCTAGAGCAACTTTTGGAATATGGTCGGGATTATTGTCAGGGCACACCTTTTGATATAATCAAAAAATTAAATGAGGTAGCGGATCTGCCTCTTTTAATGAAAAATTTCGGCTTTGGTTGTTACACCCACAAATCCAAGGGATTTATTGAAGCGGCTTATTCAGGCTTGGATTTGGCCAAATGTACAGCAGAAGATTTGGAAAAGATTCATGGAGTAGGGATGAAAACCTCCAGATACTTCTTACTTCATAGCAGAAAAAATGCTCGTGTTGCCTGTCTAGATACTCATGTATTGAAATGGCTTGCTAGGCACAGTGGTTTGAAAGTTCCTAAGCAAAGTCCAACCAAAAACAAGTATAGAGAATTAGAACAGGTATTTCTGAAGGTGTCTGAAGCCCTACAGATTGATCCTGCTGATCTTGATCTTAAGATCTGGAACATGAGTAGGGGAACTGATGAAGAATCATTGGCTAAAAGTTTATCGATCCAAGAACAATAAATTCTATACTGCCGAATTTACAGATAGTGGATTTTTCATTTTGAAGCCCCGAAAGATTGAGTTAGCAAATTCCCAATCTTTTGATCACGGCCAAATAAGTTCCCAAGGCAAATTGGGGATGTTATTTAAGGGAGCGTTCATTACGACTTATACAGATCCCGAGATGATTTCTTTCTTAAGCAGAGTAAAGCAAAGCATGTCTCATTGGCTGTGTAAACTCAAGCAATATAAATTTGGATCGAGTGACACAATAGTCGAAGAGGTTTATTGTTGTGAATTGAGTAAATTGAGTTTTGATTCGATAGGAGTTGGAAATACAATCCATGACGTAAAAGTTGCTTTCAATTATAGTCAAATGACTAAATATTCAGTATGACAACAAATAATGAAAACCTAGATTTGATTTATCGTCGAGTTTCGATTCTTGAAATGATCGAGAAGATTAAGAGTTGTGGTATGTTGTGGCACAAAGTGGCTCCTAACACATATCAATCGACGTATATTGTTGCTGATGATGTTTGGGATTTGAATATAAGCAAAAATTATCACAATGGTGTTATCACCATAGATTTTAGAAAGAACACTTCATATTTCTATACAATAGATTCTGATGTTGATTCGGGAATCAAGCAACTTTTTGAAGATATTGAAGGTGATGAAGATTTCCAAAAAGATAGACAGTTGTTGCGAGACGTGAGCGGAATTCCAACCTGTCATTAATCCATTTCTTAGTAAGCATAAATACTATGTCGTTCGTTGTTCTCAATTTTGTGATAAGTTGATACTAACCCTGATGATGTAGCATCTTCAATATTGGGAGAGGAAATAGCTTACAGGGACTTCTGATGATATCTCGATATGTCAAGAAGTGTGTTAGCCTCAAGGCAATAACAAGCCGAAAGCCGCCTATCGTTGCGTTGACATAGGCGGCTTTTTTCATATAATTTGCCAAGAGGTAAATTATGAATAAAATTATTGACATCGAAGTTTTGCCAAAATCAAAGGCCAAAGAATTCTCTTCTGATAATCCTTGGGCAGCAATATCGGTATCATCCGATCCATATCAATTCGCAGACTTGCAAACAGAAAACCGAGCAGGTTTGTTGCAATTGTGTTTTTTAGATAGGAACTTTGAAGATCCTTCAAATTTTAGTGCTGTTCAAGCAAATCAAATCATTGATTTTGTTTTCTTTACTTTGCCGAAAATAGAAAGTCTTTTGATTCACTGTGAAGCGGGTGTTTCTCGTTCACCGGCTATTGCTGCTGCTGTGTCTGTGATGCTTTGGGGTGCAAATACAGACAGATTGTATTTCAAAAACTATACACCAAATACATTTGTCTATAACAAGTTATTAGAGACTTATCATAGTAGAGTTAACGGTGATTAGCCATAACTGAGGCGATCCAATTATACACTTCTTCTACGTCATCTTTGCTTGTTGCTATATGTTCACTTGCCCAATCATGCCCCTCATCGAGCATTTGGTCAATTTTCTTTTTATCCATCGACAAGAGTTTATCTACTTTTTCTTTGATGGTATGTAAGTTTGAGAAGAACATATAGTGTTTGATGTCGCCTTTACCTCGACCCTCTTCATAAACTTCGTTTTCAGATAGCATACCTGAAAGGTATAGCATTTCATTGACTTTATCCATTTTTGACTCCAATTTTTTTGGTACAAATATCTATGATCCTAAATGAAATTTGATTATTGATTCATATATTATGATGAAGGTGTGGACCAGTACGGACACACAGCAACTGTAGCTAATTGTGGCACAGTTTAATAATTTGGAGGTCGATATGACTAGAGGACTTGTTCCTATGAGAGATGATCTTTTGTTTCCTCTCGAACAACATTTCAATAAATTCTTTGATGAATTTTTCAACAAAGAATCTTTCAATAGTGTCGGAAAAAATTCTAGTTTTCCGAAAATGAACGCCTACGAAAAAGACGGCGAATTAGTTCTTACCGTATCTGTTTCAGGTATGACGGCTGATGATTTGAGTGTCGAAGTAAGCCCTGACAATGTGCTTAAACTTCGTGGTCGCATGTCGGAACAATATCATTCCCCAGAGGATTCCCGCCAGTATCTGCGTGAATTGAGAACATCGGCATTTGAGCGTAGTCTTCAGTTGCCCGGAAATCTCGTGGGTGATCCTAAAGCGTCAATTAAAGATGGAATTTTAACTCTGCGTTGGAAGCTTAAAGGTAAAGAGCCTTTAAAGCCGCAGAATAAGCTCATTGCCATCACAACTGAATAATTTTAGTTTGGTACTACTATGTTATTTTAGATGGCAAGTGTTGTTCTGGGTTGTTTAAAACTCGGTGTGACATTGACTGCGGCTACCGGGACAGGATGTTCCATTTAATCTCCATCTGCTGAGCGTCGGGAAAATTTCTTCCCGACGCTCTTTTGTTTAATATGGAGATACTATTAGAAAAAGTTCGTAACGAATTCCAGAATCGTTCAATCTCAACTGATGTCTTATTGCCAAATGTAAAAGTGGTGAATTTGACTTCTAAAGATTCACCGGCATTTAATGATCCAAAATATTTACCATTTTACTACAGGCTTGGATGTCAGGTAAAAGTCTCTAATGCAATCCAAATTGGATCTAAACTGGGTTTAGTAGGGGCTTCTTTCACTAAAGGTTGCAAATCATTGGAAGAGTGGATTGTTGTTGAAAATAAAAGCTTGAACCACAGATTTGTTGAATCAAACTTAAAGTTATGTGGGTGCAAGAAAGTGGTGTTTTTTGACTTTGATTCTGCTAATAATATTTCTCCTGTAAAAATAGACAAAAAAGCTGACATCGCTTTTTTGTCTGAGTGTTTTGATAGTAAACAAACTGATATTTACTTAGATTTCTTGTGGAATATCCTGAAGAGTGATAGTTTTTTGGTAGTGGATTATCTTGAGGACACACAGGTATCTGAGAGCTTTCAAAAGTTTTGTGTCATAAAAAATAGGGAACCGACCTTATTTAAAACACGATATGGAATTGGTGTCTTGCAGAAATAACGAGGCAATCATGGGATTTGAAGTTAAATACACTTATCACCCAAGAAAAGAAGAGGGTGGTTATGATACAGATCAAAAAGAAGAAAAACTGGTAAAGGTTGGAAAGCCTTTTGATGACACTCCTATGGAAAAAGTTGCGGCTGCAATTATGGCTCAACTTGCACGTAGAGACATTTGGGTTGTAGACGTACAAGTCGCTGAATTGGTTCGAAAGGAAATTACTTTTAAAGAATGCAAGGATGGAAAAGGCATTACACTTAAGGGCAAAAGATATTCATTCAATGAAGCTGCTCAAATGATCGCAGAAGATGTTGTTGAAGAAATGCCCATAGTTCCACAAGGAATGCAACCACATGAGATGATTGCAATTCAAAAGCAATCGCAAAACATTGATGATTTGTACTCAAATCCCAATAAAGCAGCACCTGTTCAAAAAACTCCACAAACACCGATTAATCAAAATCGTGTAATTTACAAGGTGATTTTTGATCCTTCAATTCATTATATTCCAGAGGCTAAACGTCTTGGCTTGCGTTTTACCCAAGATAAGGAATATCCTGTGCATCAAGTAATACAACACCCTACAGGTAAACTTGAAATGCAAAAAATTGCGGTCACTGATGATGTGGGTCGAGTTGTTACAGTAGATGAGAAATTCTTTACGACATCAGGGACGGGGCTGCTTGCTGACAAGCAGCTAAACTTTTCAGGATCAACAGGACGGCAAGTTAGAAAGCCCAAACTTGCATTCGAAGACCAAATGGTCATGGACACAACAGATCCGAGAGTGGTTAGTGCGTCGAATCAAGGGTTCCCAGTAGATGATGGTTCAATCCCTGATAATTTGATGGCTGTACCTGATATTCGTGCGGGTCGTAGATAATTTAAGGTCGAAAATTTAAGAAAGGGAAAAACCATGAGTAAAATGTCGCCAAGAAAATTAAAGAAGAAAAAAGAACGAGAAAAAGAAGCTCACAAAAAAGTATTGGCTCGCAGAGAAGCACTTCGAGCACCAAAAATTGAAGAAAACAAGCTTCGTAAAAAAATGAAACGCATTGGCAAATTGCAAAAAGACATGGATGGTTTGAGCCAATGGGCTGATGATGTTTTGCTTAAAATGAATGACAAAACATTAAGTCAACTGGAAAGAAACGCTCAAATTCTCAAGGCTTTGGAGGCAGAGCATGAAGCTGATAGAGAAAAGAAACAAAAGTTGAATTTGGATTTGGAGTCTAAAGGGTTATTTGGATTACAGGACAAATTGAGTTATCTCCACAATGAGTTGGTTGAGCAGCAAAAATCTGCTGGATTTGATTCATTTGAAGAAGCAGAATTGGTTAAGGCGACAAAACCTCGCAAAGAAGTTGCAGAGGTAACTGTTCTTAAAGCTAGTGATTGCGAAACCACAGAAGTTAGCCCAAGTGAAGTTTAAGAAATTTGAAAATCATCTTAAAGTTCCTTGACTCATTCTCCGATAAGTTCTATAAGATTACATCGTTCACGTTTTAGCCAGACGATGGACTTACAAATGTCGAACCTTTAGAAAAGTACGGAGGATTACAATGGCTGAGTTTGGAACACTAAACCTTGAAGAAATGGTGGGCGAAGACGCTCGCCTAAACAACGAAGGCGGAGCCGGTGCTGGCGGAGGTGGTTTTCTTGACCAATTCGTCCCCATGCCTGAAGTTAAACCGGGTCAAACCGGATCTGTTGCTGTAAGAATACTTCCCCCTGTCAAAGGCGGAAAGCTCTTTCAGTACAATCGCACACACAAGATCAACGGACGCAGCGTGCATTGCCCTCGTCCGTTGGTGAATGGAAAGTGGGAACGAAACGTCCCATGTCCGGTTTGCGACTACTACAGCAGTCTGTGGAAGCAAATCGAAAAGATTGAAAAGCAATACGGCAAGGATTGTCCGCAAGCCGAGGCTCTCAAGGCTGAAGCTCGTGAACTCAAGCCCGTTGAGCGTTACTATTACAACGCCGTTGTTCGTTCAATGGTAGTTGATGGTAAGGAAGTGAAGAATGTCGGGCCAAGAATTCTTTCTGTTGGCAAGATTCTTCACACGATGATTATCAAAGCAATTGTGGGTAACGAAGGCGACCCAGATAGCAAGCTTGGCAACATTGCTGACTTGAAGAACGGATATGATTTCATCATCCGTAAGACCGTAACTTTGGGAAGCGAAGGTTATCCAAAGTACGATTCTTCTGGCTTTGCTCGCAATCCTTCTCCTGCTGGAAGCCCAGAGGAAGTTGGCAAGTGGGCAGAAAGCCTCCACGATCTTACCAAGCTCCGCAATCCTCGTGATATGCAGTATCTTGAAAAGGAACTTGCTATTCACCGAGGGCTCATTCCTGATGAGACTGAAGCTATGGACATTGATAGCTTCGATGCAAAGTGGGGCAAGAAGGCTTCTGACGAAGTTCAACAAATGGCCGAACAGGCAAGCACCAAGACGCAAGTCAGCGTTCCTGATGGTGTCCCTAGCAGCAAGACATCTGCTCCTAAGACGGAGTCTGTGGCTGCTAAAACCTCTGCTCCTCCAAGCGAGGACTTGTCAATTGAGGATGAAGAATTCCTCAAAGAACTTGAAGGCATGGAAGGCTAATCAGAAAGCCTAACTGCACAACGAATGGGCGGCGGAAACGCCGCCCATTTTTTTGGAAACATCTAATACGGAGAAAATACAATTATGGCGAAGAAGAAAACAACTGGTGATGAAACAGATTTTGATAGTCTGTTCAGCGAACTTGCGTCTGAGACAGGTGGCGATGTGCTGTCTGATCTTGAAAATGTGAAGTATCGTATCGATACTGGCAATTTGGCGATTAACTATTCTTGTTCTGGAAAGTGCATACCGGGAGGCATTCCGGGTGGAAGAATTACAGAAGCATTTGGTGGCGAGGCTTCTGGAAAATCTTTGATTGGAGCTAATTTGCTTGGCTCAATGCAAAGACAAGGTGGATGGGCAGTAATTCTCGACTGTGAAAATGCTACCAACGGCGACTTCATGGAGAAGATTAGCCATCTTAATCTTAAGCGAGTCTTGCGATACAGCCCACCGACTCTCGAAAGAGCATTTCGTCAGATTCACGTCACCACCAAAAAGATTCGAGAACGTGAAAAAGAATTGAAGCTTGAATCTAAGCCTATCTTGTTCATTTTTGATAGTTTGACTGTCCCTCCTTGTGAGCGTGAGCTTAAGGAAAATAATCTTCCTCTCGACTACAGTGTCGCAGATTGGAAGAAAATTGTTGGTCGTCAAGAGCAGCCCGGCGAACGTGCTAAGGTCATTGGCAATGAAATGCGTAAGCTGCAAGCTATGGTAAAGGAACAAGATGTGACTGTTTATCTTATCAATCAAACGAGAGATAAGATTGGAGTGATGTATGGTTCTCCAGAAACTACTCCGGGCGGAAATGCAGTCAAGTTTTACGCTTCGTTGAGAATCAGAACTGCTGCCAAGAAAAAGATTGAGCACAAAAAGCTTGAAAAGTTTAGTGGCATCAATATGCAAGTCAAGAACATCAAGAATCGTGGGTTTCGACCATTTGTTATCGCAGATGATGTCAAGCTTTACTTTGAAAGCGGCATTGATCCAATTTCTGGTCTGCTCAATTGTCTTATCGAAGGCGAACGAGTGGAGATGAAGAGCGGCGGGAATTATCTTGTGAAGCCAGATTACTTACCTGAAGGCAGAACTGAGTACAAGTTCAAGGCCAGCAAAGCTGAGAATCGACTGCCTGCTCAAGTGATCATTGATTGCCCCAAGCTCGTAGATGCAACAAGCTCAGATGAGGTTGAAGAGTATCTTGGTTTTTGGGCGTCTGGTTTACAAGCTTCAGAAAGCGGAGAGTTCGGCGAAAAGACCGTCGATTTTGACGCTGACGGAAACCCATTTGAGACTGGGGATTATGTTGGCGATGATTCTTCGGATGAGAGCGAAGAATAATCAGTAGCACATCTAAACGAAAAGGCAGATGAAATCATCTGCCTTTTTTTATTCATTGAGGAGAGTGTTATGAAGCTGATTGTGATGATTGGAAGGTTGTTTTATAAGAAGAATCAAGCTAAGACTTTTGGTTTAATATTTCTGCTTTACTTTATGTCTTTACTTTGTGTGTTGCAGTTTTTTACAAATAAGTAGGCTATTTGGAGACACAACAATATTTACCAGCACCTATCTTTTCAAATGCATAACCTTCTTTCACGAGTTCTTTTTTAACCACTGATATGTGGTTGCAAAGACAAGCGTCTGTGAGTTCGTTTTTTTGATATTTTTCTTTGATATCTTTCAATGACACGGCTTTACCAGACAGAAATTTTTTGCGAATAAAATCACGAATAGCTTTCGCTTCTGTAAGAATAGATTTTCTTTCCTTTTTGCCGTCAGGGTAAATATCCCTGATTTTTTGATAACTTGGATCTCCTTGATAATTGGGGTCACATAAAGCTACTGTAAGTCCTTTAAGTTCAAGGACTTTAGTTCCCTTCTCAATTTCCACTAATTCAATTTCTGACTTAAAAGTTTTTGCGTATTCAATAAGAGATTGCAAATTCTTTTCATGGGTGAGAAATTTTCTATTATCTTTTGTTTTGATTAAGAGACATTTTTCTTTCATGGTCGATTCTCGCTTCAATTAAGATTGACAGGTAGGTCGATTATACATAAGATTTAAGTTTATGGATAGAGTAATAAATTGTCAAAACTATAGAAGATTTGGTGTTGAGATTGAGCTTAACACGGCTGATGGCGTGATAAGGAAACTCGACAGAAATAAGGGCGAAACTCCCTTTGGTGCTGATAGAATTGCCCTTCTAATACGAAGAACATTAAGAAAACCTGTAGAAATTCAGGGGTGGGATCACAATTACAACAATCAGGACTGGATTGTCAAACCAGATGGGAGTTGTGGTATTGAAGTTTGTACACCGGTTCTCAAAGGCTATCAAGGTCTCATTGACCTAGTTCAAGTTGTTGAAACATTTCGCAAGGCAGCTATTTCCGCTGATCAAAGATGTTCTTTGCATGTTCATGTAAATATTGCTGATTTAAATAAGCAAGAACTTGCATCTGTTGTTGCATGGTACATCAAATGTGAGCATGTTTTTATGGATTCTGTTCCTGCTCAGCGAAAAGTAAATCGTTATTGTCAAATGCTAGGCATGACTGATTTTCTGAATACAGATTTTTCAATGAATCCCGACTTGTTATTGAGTTCTATTTCCAACGTGAAATACTATTCATTGAATGCTTATCATTTTATGAAGGGTGGAGCTTTCGATCTTTATAATTGTCGAAAGAAAACCATTGAATTTCGCATTGGTGAAAATGCAATGTGCCTTGATGGCTTAGCTGTCAAAAATTGGGTTCGATTACTTCTGCATTTCGTTGATATGGTTAGGAATCGACCTATGCCTCCGAAGTATGAAGAGGGCAATCCTTGGACGGGACTGGTTTGGTTAGAACCTGACGATGTATTCAAGGTTTTAGGATTCGATCAACCTTGTAGCGAAGGAATAAATCAAATCAAAAGTTGGTTTATGAAAAGAATTTTTGATAATGGTTACAATACAGGATTGTCTGGTATTTTTTCTAATGAGGGAAGACACTCGGCCAGACAAAACTTTTTGAAATTTTTTCTTGACTCTTATGAAAAAAATGATTGTTTTTTAGGGACATCGCAAGCAAGAGAGTGCTTGTTGTACGATAAAAAGTACTCCAAATAACTCTACATATCAGCGATGAACAGTAAAAATTTAAATCATCATATTAAGGAAATGAAGGGCATGGCAGAAATGCTTGTTCCCTTTACGTTTCCTCAAGCCAGTATTCTTGATGAGCAGGAGGTGTTGTTATTAAAACAAAGGAACATCACTGTAGATGGTCATGATTTGTTTCTTTGTTACAGTAAAGCAGATTACGATCAATATTTTTTGGAATCACTCCAGATACAGTCGTATTACACACCGTTTTTGCCATTTGCTGTAGTTTGTAAGTTAGGACGAGCATTTCTTGGCCATAACAATCTTTCTTACGTTGAGTTTATTAAAAATTCAAAGAAGATTTATTGTTGGACTTTAAGGTCGAGAGATGGTCGCTCATTGTTGCCCGACCAGATAACGAAATCGGGCAGCTACGAAGGATTTCAATTTAGTATCCTTCAGCCGGGATCTGTCGATTTATTCTGATTTGCCAAGGCAAGAGGATAAATATGATACAAGCCTGCTTATTACAAACGAGAGGTAATAACAATGATCGATGCAAAAACACGAAAACTCCAGTATCTTATGATAACCCAGTTGCTTGAACAGGGGTCAGTTCAATTGATACTTCCAGATGGTGTGAGATTGGATATCGGAATTCTTCAAGAAGACAAGTATGGTAATTTAACGAAGACAGACGATTATTGTTATGTTGTGGCATCCAGAGACGGAAAAACAGCCATACTTGACTCATATAATCTTGGCTTGCAATATGAAGCGAAAGAAGATACTATT